CTGTGCCCCTGTTGGGCACAGTCCTCTAAATAGCTGAATGTTTCAGCTTCCAACGGTATGCAAAACACGACTCAGAGACAAGATGTAGAACCGGCTCATGGGGAGGTCTTTCTGGCTTCCCCCCAAACCGATACCTATGACAAAACGTCTTATCACATGACTCACGTTGTGCCGGAGTTTATCCGTCATCACGAAGTCCTGCTGTCTGACGATTCGTCGAACCACAGAGTCTGGAAACCGTGCGAGCATTATAAATGCTCGGCGGTCCAAGGTTCTGGGTTATCTCAAGCGCTAGTTTCTGTCGACCACATCGATGGGGAAGGTTTCCACATTGGTGAGTTGAAGGACTTAGCGTGTCTCTATGATGAGAGCGTGTACGGAACAGCCGGTAGGTTCAATACGAACCTTCCTGCTTGGTATATTCCTAGACTTGATGGAGGTTTCGTACCTCCGCCTAGTAACATTAATGAATCCGTCAACTTCGCCGTAAAGACGATGATGCCGATCATTAAGGCTGAATTGTCTGTCGTCAATACGCTCATCGAGCTTAAAGACTTCAAGACTCTTCCTAAGACCATCCTTGGTGTCAAAGATACCCTCTCACGTGTTTTCTTAAAACCACGTGGGAAAGGTACGCTTCGATCCATGTTCCGAACAAAGGCCGATGTTTACTTACAATATAAGTTTAACATAGCTACTTTGTTGTCTGACATCCACGGTATATACCGTGCTCTCGCGCGAGCAGAACGTCGTATAAACGACTTCATCTCACGCTCGGGCCGTATCAGGACTTCGCATTATACGAAGTTTCTGATTGAGTCTGCGGATCCAGTTGAGTCCGACATTGTTAAGCAATACTCCCAATTCTATGGGAGAGTTTCCGGTAGCTCGCAAGAGCAACCCGGTAACTTTGTAATGCCTATCGTTGTCACTCATTCTAGATTCGTTAAGACTGAACCGGCTCAGTTCCATGTCCAAGTACAGTATAATTACAATTATACTGCCTACCAAGTCGAGCATGCTCGAATTCTCGCGCTACTAGATGCTTTCGGGGTTAACCTTAACCCTGCAATTATCTGGAACGCGATTCCTTGGTCCTTCGTCATCGATTGGGTAGTCGGCGTTGGCCGATACCTCGATGCACAAAAGGTTGGTAACATGGACCCGAAGATAAACATACTGCAATGTTTGTGGTCGTTCTCTAGGAAGCGACGCATCCTCGTGCAAGGTCGTGTGACCAGGCAAGAGAGGGCGTTTCCTCCCTATAGAGAAACTACTACATCCATAATTAGGCCAAGCATTGAGGAATCGGCTTACCGCCGCTCCCTCTTTGTACCTGACCTAAGCTCGATTACATCGAGCGGGCTGTCTCTCACTGAGATAAGTCTAGGCGCTGCGTTGGTAGTTAGCCGACGTAGGCGTCCCAGAAGTCTACGGCGTTAGCCGTAGTCTAGAGTTTCACAGCTCTAGTCCTCAACAGAAAGAACATTCAATGTCACTTAGCAATACGCTAAACACGAATGAGATCAAGAATGCCGCAGGCGTGGAAGTTGAATTCCAACGTCTGGGCGATGGTCCCACACCACGATCGACGGTATTCGCGCAAATTGCCGAATCACCATCGCTTCAACATCGATTGTCCATTGCTCACCAAGAGCAAGGTACACTCATGAAGAAGAGGCGCCGTTCCCTCGTTAGATTCGACAAAACTGTCGTGTCTACCGTTGATAACGTAACGCCTGTCACGGTCTCCGCATATGCTGTCATTGACGCACCTATTGGTGCGTTGCTTGCCAACACGGAGATTACCAATGTGGCCGCGGAGCTTATGTCGTTTCTCGCCTCTTTAGGGGCGTCTACGACAATTCTCTACGACTGCACTGGCAATGGGGCCAAAGTTCTGGTCGAAGGTGGTTTGTGAAATCACCTCGGCCCGAACGTTCCTGTGAGTACCGGTTTCGGTTTGTAATCTTGGCATGTGTGATTATCATACATGTAGGGATACTTACCGCTTGCCGCCTCACTGACCTCAAGCTGAACATCAAAGAAGTTGAAGTCGGCAGAGAATTAGTGAAAACTAATGTACCTGTCGATCTTCTTCTTCGATGATCTTGTGCGGCTGACTGGATTTATCCAGTCAGCCGTGCATTGTCATTGTTCCGTTCGATGCCCTTACATAGGTTCCGAGTAGAATGCAGTTGTTCCCGCTATACGTTCAATGGCGATCACGTCCCTTGGTCTCGTAATTGAGACCTCTAAGGGTACAAGATTGTCATTGGCGCTAAACGGGTTCAGACTCACTACGTCGGGATGTAAGGACCCATCAGCTACCTTCACGTAAACGATCCTCGAGGCTTTAAATCCTCTTGTTTCGCCGTTGGGTATTGATGGTTCGAACGATCTGTTTATGTGTCTTTTCGACATATTTGCAGGTGTTTGTGGTTCTGTATCGTGTTAGTGCAAAGCTGAGTGACTCAAGGAGGCATACCATTTATGGCTGCCACTAAGAGCCTTGATGAATTAAGTATCATCGCAGCCGTGCTACACGACGTCTATACGACTCATGGTAGCTGGTTCAGCTATTCAGCGTATTCTCATACCCTTAATAAGGTTGAGAAACGCCTTAACCAGGAAGGAATTGGGTTTTTAACAAAAACCCTTCCCCGTCTTGGCAAAGCTCTCGATAGAGCCTTGTCATCATCTACGTTGCTGAACGCTAATGCCCTACGATTTGATTCGCAGGACAATAGTTGCTTGCCGAGGTTTCTCGGTGAAGCATTCAACCGCGTCTTTGATATAGACGGTTCACTCCTACCTGATCCATGTGTTACATGTGTCAGAGTAATCCGGCAGATCTGTTACTTGTTTTACAAGTACGAGCTACCGTATTCGGAGGTACAAAAGATAAGCGTCATCCAAAAGTTTGTAAAAACCGAGGATGACCTCTCAACGATCGTACAACATCTGAGATTACTCAGGTCTTGTCACGAACTTAACAACCACGCAGGCGCCAGACTACCAAAGTCCGGCGTTATACGCGTTGTTCGCAAGGCCCGTAGGTCTTTATCAGACCTATTTGCCTTCTTCGACCCGACCGATATCCGTCCTAGACATGGCCCAGGGGCTGTTGCTACAAAGCAACACCTTTGGGACAAGTTTAAGTGGGTAAACGTTTCGGGGAATATCACACAAAAGTACCCATTAGATGCGTATTTCTACGCATCTCTGAGTCATTTTTGTGATCGCCTTGATGGCGTTTCAGCCATCAAGCAGGAGTCTCTCTCAGCACGTGTTTTACTCGTGCCGAAGGATTCTCGCGGCCCGCGCCTCATATCTTGTGAACCAGTGGATAACCAATGGATTCAACAAGGTTTGGGCCGAGCAATAGTTGACCTAGTCGAGCACAACGCCCTAACAAGGTTCAATGTGTTCTTCACTGATCAAGCACCGAATCAAAGAGGGGCCTTGTTGGGCTCTTCTAATGGTCGGTACGCTACCCTTGACCTCAATGAGGCCAGTGATCGCGTTTCTCTTGATCTGGTACACCTACTCTTTCCTCCTCACATATGTGAGTACTTGGAATGTTGTAGGAGTTCCTCTACAGTGCTACCTAACAAAGAGGTTTTAACTCTACATAAGTTTGCACCAATGGGAAGCAGTTTATGCTTTCCTATATTGGCACTTACCGTGTGGGCTATCCTCAATGCGGCTGCACCTGACAAAGATACTAGAGATAGTATCTTAGTGTATGGAGACGATGTGATCGTACCAACGGCTTACGCCGCAGACGCGATCGAACAACTCGAATCATTTGGTTTAAAGATAAACCGTGATAAGAGTTGCACCAGTGGATTCTTTAGAGAATCGTGTGGCACCGACGCCTTCAAAGGTGTCAACGTCACTCCGATCCGCTTGCGGACCGTCTGGTCAGAGTCTCCTTCGCCTGGCTCCTATACGAGTTGGATAGCTTATGCTAATTCCTTCTACGATAGAGGCTACTTCACCACTTACGAGCGAATCGTAAGGGCATTGCATTCGGTTTACGGTGCAATTCCGTCTGACAGTATCTCATTAAAGAGATACCCTTCACTTCGTGAAGTAACTAACGACCAACCGAAACCTCGCAAGCGCTATAATCCAAAGCTTCAACGCTTTGAATATAAAGTTCTTGTCGAAGAATCGGAAGTCATTGATCATGTTATGGATGGTTGGAGTATGCTTCTGAGATATTTTTCAGAAACACCTCCTACTTCTCCATTAACTAATGACCGCCTACCACTTGACTTCCTCATAGAGGAATGTTCTCCTGGTATGTTAGCCAGTTCATACACACGTCGCGAC